AGTGTTTCAGGGTTACCGATTCTATCAGGGAGGTGTGAGGATGTGTGAGATTGTGGTAGGATTTGGTGTGTTGATATGGGGTAAATGTGGGGGTAAAGGTAGGGAGGGGATTGTTCCTCACCTTCTTCATCCACCTTACACTTTCCCTTTCCTTTTCAATCCGTTCGCCACCTGAAAATCCTCAGGCAGTTAGTTACTATCAGGTCATAGATTCTAGCCATCAAAAAGCCAAAACCTATGGAGATTATCGATTACGTTTCAGGGGGGTGGGGGTAGAGATTTGGTTCGGGGTTCGTCGTGTCGCGGGTGTAATGTATATATAATCCCCCTACTACATATTACTCAACCCCATTACATATTACTCAGCCCTAATTTCACCAGCACACAGACCAGATCAGAAAGCTGTCATTTAAGGAGTTATTTCTGGCTGGGGTATGTTGTGGGGTATAGGTGTTTTTTGAGTGCGTTAGGGTGTATTTATGGCGTATTTAAGGGGTATATAAATTAGCTGTTAAGGATCTGGTGGGGCGGTTGAGGTTTTCGGGGAGGGGAATGGTTGGAGGCAACAGCTGATAATTAACTGTTGTGAAGCAGGAGTGGGGCAATAAAGCCCAACGACTGCGGTAGAATGTAGATCCTATTTTGAGGGTAGTCCTTGCCGCTGATACGGGAGTAGCTTAGCGTGCCTGTGCTTTGGGCGTCGGCCCGTACAGCTACCTTGTCTTGAGTGTGGAGCAACAAGGGTTCTAAGAGGAAGAGAACCCTGTTGCGTGGGTTTACTCAAGCGAAGTTACGGAAAATATTTTAGAAAGTCAAGTCAGTGTTTATGGGGGATACAGGAGGTTTAGGTAAGCCTAAACCTTTAATGAACGTCTAGTTTAGGCAAGCCTAAAACTTTTATGGTACACTACACAGCACAACAGCTAAATATATTGAACGTATATCTTTACTATCTTTGCACTAAAGCATTGACTGTTAAAACATTATCATATATGAAACTAAAGAAGTACGGCAAGGGCGGTAAGTACAAGATGTACCAAGATGGTGGTCCTGTAAAAGCTAAGAAGATGTCTAAGGAAGAACGTGAGAAGGAACTCACTAAGATGGCTGATGTAGCTCAGACTCGCCTAGCAGAAATGGAAGGAGAGAAAGCTTACTTGGCTAAGCGTAAGATTGCTGATCGTGAGTACCGTATCGCCATCAAGGAGGGCGCTACTCCAGAGCAAGCTACCAAGATTGCTGAGAAGTATATGTCTATGGGCGGCAAGATGTACCTCAAGGGCGGTCAAGTAAAGCTTGACGCCAACAAGGATGGAAAGATCACAGGTGCAGACTTCAAGATGCTCAAGGCTAAGAAGAAGTAATGAAAGCTAAGAAAGCTAAAACACACGAGATGGTTAAGGCACCTTCCGGTTATCATTGGATGACCGAGAAGGGCCGACACTATCTTATGCCACACGAAGGAAAGTTTGTTCCCCACGCGGGAGCATCACTAGAGGCCAAGTTTAGAATCAAGTCTAAGCACAGCTAACTACAGCTTCTTGTGCCCCTTGAACCTTGGATCAATGGGTACGTTTATCTGTTCATCCCCCTCCATCTTACGGTAGAACTTACTTACCATAAGCCTACCTGTCTGGCTTAGTGCGTACCTCTTTCTATAGGTAAGCTTTGTTTCCTCACGAAACATATAGCCCTCCATACTCTCATCTATATCTGTTGACTTGAATTGTTGGTAGATGTATCCCCTTTCGTTTAGTGGGCGTATCAAACGTTGCCATACTTTTCTCTTGCTGTAGAAGTAGTTCTCAGCAACATAGTCTATGGTGAAGAAGTCTAGGTCATAGATGAATACCATAAACCTGATCTCCGCCTCGGTGAGGTCGTAGTTCTTACTCATATCTCTGAGGGCAAGGTTCAGGTACTTCAGGTAATTTGCTTTAATGTATCTATCCGGGATGCGGGAGAAATCCCGAAACATCTTTGACTTAGCGATCTCGCTCTTAGGCATAACGTTGAATTTAATATCTTTGTACAAAATTAATATTTATGAGCACGCTCTCAGGACAAAAGGTAAAAGATAAGTTTGGTAACCTACTTCACGTTGAAGGAGGCCTAACCTCCTCAACGAAGAATGTAGAGGATGGTACAGGTGATGCATCTGCACTTAAGCTTTCTACCACAGAGGTTGAGATCAATGGTACACAATCCTTCACCTCAGCACCCGTAACAGATAACTTAGAGGCTACAGGGCTTCTTATTAACGGCAGCAACGAGGTAGTTAAACGTGAGTTTGGAACAGGGGCATTCACAAGTAATATTGCTCCACTTCAAGAGGTTGTGATAGGGGTTACTGAAGCTCCACTAACATTAACAACTTCATTTCAGACATTAATATTTGCTTCGGCAGATAACGCAACCGAAAGCACAAGTTACCATTTTGGTAATACACCCGCTAACTTTACGTTTGATAACGTAGCAGGTAGCATTGAGAACAGGTCAGAATCAGCATTCCCTGTACGTGTGTCTATCACCTCGGCGATAGGGGTATCAAACCCAGCATCTATTGAATACAAGATTCAAAGAAATACGGGCGGTGGTACTTGGTCGGATATCAAAACAGTAATTAGAGATAAGGGTTCTGCTGGTACAAATCAAGCAGATTCATTTTGGGGAGTTTTCATACTGGATCCTACACAAGCAATCAGAATACAGATAAGAGCGGCATCAGGCAATGCAGATATTTTATCAGGAACCGAGCTTGAAGTACGTAAAGAAACAGTAGGAAACATACTTTAAGATGAAAGAAGAGCATAGAAATTGTATTGAAGAGATTCAAGAGCTGATGATCCAAATCAACGAGACGATCAAGAAGCACGACCTTGAAGAAGAAGTTATTGTTGCACTAGCTGTAGGGTTCTTAAACCTGGATGATCAATCCATCCTACCAAACGGTAAGGGAGCTACAGTAAGTATGAACTTGCTATCTTCCATCACCGTAGAGGATGAGGAGGAGCTAGACGATATGCTATCCTACATATTGGATGCATACCGCATTGAGCAGGAGCAAAGCCCAAGCAACATTAACTACTGGATCAACAAGATGAATCCCGGAGATTTAAATTAATTGAAATGATACGTAAGATTATTATAGGGGTAGACCCCCTAAAAGCTATGGCTTACTATGTAGGCCAGAAGGCTGGTGAGTCTAAAGTAGACACCATCATACTCGATGAGGCCTACCTACATAAGTTTAAAGAGAAGAGATACCTAGTATACATCAAACATCCTGAGGATGGGGTGATGCTATGGAAGAGCGTGGAGAACGTTCCTGTACTCATTGAGTACGACCTAGACTTTTAACAACAGCTAAATTTAATTTATATGAGAAGTTTATACGACTTCTTTGTGCGCCTACCTAAGGCGTTCAACGATGAAGTAAAGATCGGTGATACATCTATATACATCGATCCAAAGTGGAATGAGTTTGACAACCGTAAGCAATGCGCTGAGGTGGTTGCCGTACCTGAGAAGTACGACACCCCCGTGAAGGTTGGCGACACCATCTACTTCCACCACCACGTAGTAATATCAGGGAACGGTAATGGTCAGACAGTTGACGGAGATGTTTACTTCGTACGCTTTGATCCTAACAATAGCCACGGCACACAGGTCTATGCCTACAAGGACCAAGACACTGGGGAGATCCAGCTGTTAAGCGATTGGGTATTCCTAACTCCTGAGGAGCAGCCTGATGAGGAGGTTACAGATTCTGGTATCATCCTAGAGCTGGAGAAGCCTGAGTACAACCAGTACGGATATGTGCTCTACGATTCCCCAGCAGTACAACAGCTAGGCCTTAAGAAAGGAGACAAGGTAATGATTATGAAGAACGCTGACTACAAGATGGAGGTTGAAGGTCAGGAAGTATACAGAACACACATAGATCATATCTACGCAACAGGATTCTAATGGGACGCAAGAAGATATTCAGTAGTGTAAGAGCTGGTGAGGAGCTACTTGAAGCGATGGCTGAGGCCATCCGCAACATCACAGAAGAAATTAAAAGGCCTATCGACACGGAGCAATCAGGCTCCGGTCGTCGGGCCGAGCTTAAGAGTATCAAGGAGTCAGCACTTGACGCCAAGGAACTAATAACAGAATACCAGAAGCTTGAGACAATGATAAAAGAGCTCAAGGAGACTGGAGGGATTGAGGAGGCCAGAGACTTTTCTGGTGGCTTCTCAGAACAATACGCTAAACGTTAATGGCAGGACTGAAAGACATAAAGGGTTACGAGGATAAGGTGATCAACATCTGCCCACTAGATACGGCTGGTGAGATCATTGAGCTCGCTGACCTTTATATCCAGCTCCCTGCTGTGCCACCAAAGGAACAGATACTCTACCACGACAAGCCGGTGGAGGAGCAGCGCTGGGTACGCCAGGAGATGCCTACCGAGCTGTCCCGCATCCGTAGTATGGATGAGTGGTACGATATGCCCAAGGAGTTTAAGAGTAAGTACGAGCCCTACATCAAGCAGGAGTTTGAGCGACGCAACAACGGTCTTTGGTTCTATAACAATGGTGAGCCTACATACATAACGGGGTCACACTATATGATGCTCCAGTGGAGTAAGATAGATGCCAGCTTCTACGGTTACTACCTTAAGTTCCAGCGAGACATCAATTACCATATGGAAGCCTGTATGGTAGACCCTAGATGTGCAGGGCAGATATATACGAAGTGTCGACGCTCTGGTTACACCAACGTCGCCGCTAGTAAGGTAGACGATGTAGGTACTTCTACCTACGATGTCACCGTAGGGATAATGTCTAAGACGGGTAAGGATGCACAGGAGAACATCTTTATGAAGAAGGTAGTAGGTATGTATAGACACTACCCATTCTTCTTCAAGCCTATCCAGGATGGTACCACTAACCCGCGCCAAGAGCTCGCATTCCGTGAGCCCAGCAAGAGGATTACTAAGAACAATAAGACCAGCTCCAAGGGGCAGGCACTCAACACGATCATCAACTGGCGTAACACCACATCCAACGCATACGATGGGGAGAAGCTTAAGCTGTTGTTCATTGACGAGGGTGGTAAGTTTGAGCGCCCTGAAGACATCCTTGAGGTGTGGCGTATACAACGTACCTGTTTGATGGTAGGTCGTAAGTTTGTAGGTAAGGCCATCATTGGCTCTACCGTAAACCCCCTAGACAAGGGAGGTAGAAACTACCGTGACCTATGGGATATGTCCAACCCTAAGGATAGAAACTCCAACGGCAGAACGAAGAGTATGCTCTACAGAATCTTTGTCCCGGCCTACGAAGCCTTGGAGGGCTTCTTTGACCGCTACGGAAACCCAGTGGTTGAGAACCCAGATGAGGCGGTGATGGGCATTGACGGTGAGGAGATAACCATAGGTGCAAAGACCTATCTAAAGAACGAGCGTAAAGGATTATCGGGAGACAGCAATGAGCTTAATGAAACCATACGTCAGTTCCCATTTACTGCTGAGGAGGCGTTCAGGGACTCTACGAAGTCTAGCCTCTTTAACATCGCTAAGATCTACGAGCAGATAGAGTACAACCAGGACCTCTACCCACAGCCTGTGGTTAAGGGAAACTTTGTTTGGGCGAACGGT